TTCGTGCCGTCTGCCGTGCAGTTGGACAAGTCTCCGCTTGTCGGAGTTCCAAGCACAGGGGTCACCAGCGTCGGGCTGGTGGATAGAACGGTGTTGCCCGAGCCAGTAGAAGTTGTGACCCCCGTACCGCCATTCGCCACAGGCAACGTGCCCGTCACCCCTGTAGACAGAGGGATGTTTGTGACCGTGTTGCTTGCCCCGCTGATCGTTTTGTTGGTCAGCGTGTTGGTGCTGGTCGCCGTCAGGACGTTACTGGGCGTGATGATGTTTGAAAGGTTTGCCATGCTTTACTCCGGCTGAGTGGGCCAAGTCACATTCCACGGGAACCCGGCCTGTGCAGTGATGTCTCGCAGTGCTTGGCGGTACACCGCCCATGCGGCTTTGTCCACAGGGGCGTCGGCCACTTGGGTCCAGTCGGAGTCCTTGAGTTTCTGGTTGCGGTCTGTGCGTACCGCCTTGGCCTGCTCGGCGTCTTTCTGAGCCTTGTACGCCGCTTCTTGCTCGGCAGCGGTGGCATCTTCGGTGTCTGTGAAAACAGGGCCAAGGATGTGCTTGGTGTACCACTTGCCGTCGATCTGCTCAACACCAGAAGGCATAGAGAACTGATAGACCGTACCGCCTGATGCCTGCGGGCCTTCAAACACCGGGTCAGCGCCCAGCGCCTCCAGCACCTCGTCCGTGGTGCGGTCCCAAGTGGGGCCACCGTTGGCCTTCTGGTAAGCGCGGAACTCGCCCTCCAGCATCACTGCGCCTGTGGCGCGAAGTCTGATTTGCATTTAAGCCTCTACTTTCATTTTGCAGTTGTCATTGTGCCAACGGTTTACCACGTTGACGGATACTTCTTTGCCGCAACAAGTGCAATTAATCCGCTGCTTTGGCACACTTAGTTTTGCTCGATGTTCGTCAGACATTGGAAGTCTTGGAATACCTGTTTTTGCTGCGCTAATTTTTAATCTTGTCTCATCAGAAACAACTTTTCCAGTGTTACCTCTGCCGATTGCCAAGCGTTGAGCCTCTGGTAAAGGTTTTCCAATACGGGCTTGACTCATCTTGCGTTTGGTTTCCTCAGACAGTGGCTTACCTTTTTTGGCATGAGACATTGTTTTTGCAAAACTCTCACGCAGTAGGCAATAGGAACGGCTATTGAGGTTCCAGTACCTTTGGGCATCATCACACTCTGCCTTCATGTACATAAACGCCATAGTCATCTTGCCGCCAAAAGCCTTATGCAGCATCCAATGCGCCATGAAGTGTTCGCGGGCTGTCAATGCAATCAGATTGTCAGCATCGTTAGCCTTTTGCGGAAACAAGGACCGTGGGTAAATATGGTGTTGCTCCACATACCCAGTAGAAGATTTGCGCGACCGAATAAACTTTAGGTAGCGATGCCAATGGTGCTTGTTTACATCGTAGTTCAAGCAACACTCCAATACAAATACACCGCGCCATTCACGTTTACATTTGATGCGTCAGTGTTGACAATGAAACCGCTTGCGTCAGCGTCTACTGTGTCCAACGTAGTGACCTCGGCTGCGCTGGTGTTTAGGCTCAATCGCGGATCATTGCCGGCAACAATACCCCTTGCAGAATCCCAAATGTAGATGTCTTGAGCCGTGCTTGCAGTTGCTCGAATAATCATCACGAACCGCGCACCACCAGTAAAGCCGCAATCAATTGTTTGGCTTGACCCGTTTCCTGTGTACGTCCCCACCTTGCTGACACCAGCAGCCGTAGCCATCAAGTAACCAACAAAAGTGGCGCCGCTTGCGTTTGTTGTTGACGATGTGCCAAGGCTCAAAACGCTTGCCGTTGGATAAGTGTTATTCCAGACGGTCGTGTCTGTCACCCTGCCATTAGGCGAAGGCATGACAATCTTTTCGTTTGCGCCTAACAAGGAGGAACCGATTACCCACTCGGTTGCCGCACTGCGAGACTTGACCAGCCAAAGCTCAGGGGCTTTTTGCAGGTTGTGGGATTCTGTTTTGTTTGCACCAGTGCCAGAAAAACAGATTTCATCAAAGAAGCCGGGCGCGCGGCGGAAGAACCAGTTTACATATGTGCGTGTGTTGAAATTTCCATCGTCGTTCCCCCACGAAACACCATCTTGCCCAAGCGCAGTGACCATTTGCGCATTGGTCCCTTCCGCATTTGTGCTGTTTGTACTTACGTATTTTGTCGCGCCTCTAAGCCTATCAGTCCAAAGATTATCAAGTCCTGTGTTGTTCCGGCCTTTATTTGCGACCAAGTCTGGGGGAAATCCTACCCCAGTAATATTTACGACTGCTCCAGTCCCGGTGCGAGTAAGTGCGTTATACACACTCGTCCCCGTCGTCGGAGTCCTCATCGGGCCACGGCGGATGGCGATGTAGATGTAGTTTCCGTTAGGCCAAGCCTCGACGTTAAATCCCGTTGCCGTTGGGTTACCAAAAGAATTTACCGCTTCTGCTGCACTCGTATTCGCAAGCAAATCTGCGTCAGATGAACTCATATTCCACCCGCGCATAACATCAAAAATATCCCACCCAGTTCCCGAGCCGGTTCCCTTTGAAATAATGTATTGCGGCTCGTATCCAAGGTTTACAGATGCTGTATTACCAGATACCGTAAACGACCCACACGAAATCACATTGTCCGTGCCAGCCGCGCCGAAGCCGCCTGCATCGTGGGCGAAGAGGTAGGCGACGTAGGTGCCGCCGGATGCGTTGACTGTTGTATCAGTACCGAGGCTGAATTCAGTGCTGGTGGGCGTTGTGCTGTTCCAGCGCGTAGTGCCAGTAGCCTTTGCCGCCGTGCTGTTCAACACCATGTATTCGGTGTTGGCATTGCTGCGGTGGTAAACCTGCCAGTCAGCAGTGGTGTCTGTGCGTTTGACGATGATGCACCCCGGCACCGAGCCGAGGTTGTGAGCAATGGTGCGGTTGCTGCCATTCCCCGTATACGTCACCACATCAAAGAACTTTGACTGCTTGCGGAAGGTCCATGAGACGTAAGTTGTTCCACTAGCATTAACCGCAGATGATGTATTAAGAGAGAACCCATCCGTGTTAAAAGCTGTTATGTAAGAAACGGTATCTTGTCCTTGAGTTAAATCTGAATAAATCCATTTATTACCGCCACGAACGGTATCTCCCAAATGATTAAATCCCGATGTGCTACGAGCCTTCAACCAAACTAATCCACCCTTGGTAGATAAGTCAATGCCGTTAGTAATTGTTCTAGCTGTTGCATCTCCTGTATATAAAAAACAAGAAAAAACGTCTTCAACGTAATTTGCAGCAGCAGCAACAGCAGATGTAAGCCCAAACCCTTGGGCAGAAGCAGCGCCTTTGGTTTCGAGCAGCGGCATTATGCAAACCTCGTCTGCGATGCAAACACGGTAAACGCAGCACTGCCGGTCTTCACGATGGTGTAGACGTAGGCGTCGATGCTGGAAGCATTACCTGCCGCCCATGCCGTGCCGCCTTGGTACTTGGGTGTTACTGCACTGCCGTCCACCTGCACCACGTTGTTGTAGTACGCCGTTGCGCCCTGCGTTACGAGGAACGCCACCGTCACGCTCTGCCCCGTGCTCATCGCCGTGTTCAGGCTGGTGCCGCTTGATGCGCGGAAGTTCACCGTCCAGTTGGCCGAGGCGTTGGAGGTGTAGTACAGCACCGACTGCGTGGTGATGTCGTAGTTGATCGTGCCTGTGGCCGCTGTGGCGGAGATGGTGGCGACTTCGGCTGCGTCTGTCAGAACCGCCGCTAGGGCGCTGCTGGAGCCGCTGAAGGTCTTTGTCGCTGTAAACGTCTGCGCCGTGTTCAGACTGGCTACATCGGTCAATGTATTACTGCCAAACGCAATGGTCTTGTTGGTCAGCGTCTGGGTGTCCGCGAGCGTTACAACGCTCCCGCCGTTACCACCGATCTGTGCGTAAACTTCCCACGTGGTGCCGTCATAGATCAACTGGACATTGGCCCCGCTGATATCACACACAAGATCCTGGGCAAGCCCGCCGATAGTCGATCCGTTTCGTCCAACCGTCAGATTGTTCGTGCCCCAGTTTGCCCCCGCATCAGCAACCACCACCTGTGCGCCTGTAGACGGGGTAGCGGGCAAAGTGACTGTAAACGCACCGCCAGAAGTGTCTGTAAGAACACCCTGAAGAGTGGTTAACGTTACTGGCGTAGTTGTGAATGTGTAGGTTAGACCACCACCAACGGTGGAAGCAATTACTTTGACAGTGCCCGACGAGTTCTTGAAATATAGCTTCTCGTCCAGGGTGTTGATGGCCAGTTCGCCATCTGCGAGATTGCCCGAACTTGGTGCAGCCGCTGCAGTCGCGCTGCGATAAAGCTGAATGGGGGTAAAGCCAGCCTGTGCCATTTAGAAGGTTCCTCCAGAGATGCCGGACCATACCGGAACATC